CATGCTTCATCCATTAGAAAGAAAGTTAATTGGAACAGGATTAAAGGTAGAGATACCACAAGGATATGAGTTACAAATTAGACCTCGTAGTGGCATGGCATTAAAAACTACACTAATGATAGCAAATAGTCCTGGCACTATTGATTGTAATTATAGAGGTGAAGTAAAGATAATTGTATGGAATACAGCAGGTTACTACTACTCCATTAAAGCTGGAACAAAAATAGCACAAGCAGTATTACAAAAGCTACCAACTGTTGAACACATAGAAGTATCTGAAGAAGAACTTACTAATACAGATAGAGGAGAAAAAGGATTTGGAAGCAGTGGAATATAAATCTACACCAAGATTAACTCATTCTTTGTAACTGTTAGCATCGTATATGCAAGCCTATCATTTTCTTCTGGTAGGCTTGCTACACATATAGAATAATCTGGATTTAAGTATTTCATGCTGGTTACTATGCCACAGTAAATATCTGGTGAATACCATCTCCTTGTGAACTTACCCTTCCACATTGCCCACTGTAAAGCTAAATTGTTATGAAGGCACATCTGAAAGCTACTTGAAACCCATGCCTTAATAAGATACTTAAAAAAGTTAACTTTATGTAGTGTAGAGCCTGTAAATGCTGGTAAAGAGAATGTTTTCATTAATGCTTTTTTACCACCAAACTTATCTGTTATTTCACCTTTAATGCTATCAACAAGTGTTTTAATCTCCTTGTATTGTATGATACCTTTATTGTTGCAAACATTCTCCATAATATTGTATATAACATACAAATCAAAAGGAAACTTATATTTTTCTGTAACACCTTTAAATGGTATATTTTTATTAAACAGAAGACTTTCTACATATTCAGCATACATTGGGTTTTCATACACAACGCAAGCTAACTCAAATTGTTTATTCTGTAAGTAGTTTAATGCTCTATGAATATCCTTAAAAGCATTAACTCTGCCAAAAGCACTGCTTGGTTTTACATCGTAAGGAATACCAAGATTATTCTTTAGCTTTGAAAAATAGTTATACATATTAGCTGGTATTTGTAAAGATGAGTTTAAGTCTATTGTGCTATTAAACTCTATATTATCACTATTTGAATATAAAGTTGTATATCTATAAGGGTCTCCAATATAGTAGATATTCTCTGGAACAATACACTTATTAATAGCTTCATATAATAACTTATATCCATCTTCATATCCTAATATGAATAGATTTTTAATGCTTGCTTTAATATTTCTATCAATACACTCTTTTATAACATCAAAACCTGTAACTAAATTTAAGCTATTGTAATGCTTCTTAAAGTCTTCATAGGTTTCTAAATTTATATATTGCCAGTATTGACTATCTTTATATAAGTTATCATCCATATTAGCTTTTTCAGATATAAGTATTCTTAAACATCTCCATATAAGCAAGTCTCTTTCAAATCCACTTTTACCCTTTAAGATATTTAAGCTCTTATTAAGTATGCTACATACTTGATGTAATGGTAAGAATTGCTTTTTTATTAAGCTTGCAAAGAATTTATCTGGAGTATCCACTGGAACATTTTTAACACCATATCTAACCATATTCAATAACATTAAATGCTTTGCTATTTTGCTGAATGTAAATATTGCAGAGTTAGGTTCTTGGCTACATTTTTCAGCTACCCAAGAAAAACCTGCATTATGGCTGTCTATAACTTTTACTTTCACTATTTGCCCTCCTTGTGGCATTAATTGAACGAATTATACGCAAACATCTATTACAAAGCTTTGCATACTTTTTTTTAGCATAAAAGGTTTTATTGCATCTTACACATTCTCTTTCATAATATCTCTGATTACTACGAGAACATGTAGGACATAAATACTGGTCAGACTTATACTTAACAAATACTTGGTTACAAGTTCTACAAACTCCTTTTTCAAAATACTTTTTATAACTTACTCTTTTTTTAGCTGTCTCATCTGGAACAAAAATAACATTACCACAAATTGTACAATGCCAGAATAATACTTGAAAATACTCATCAAGAAACATATTAGCATGACATCTATTGCATTCTATTGTAGGGGATTGTAAGGCTTTAGCTCTGTCTTGCATATTGCCTCCAGAATATAGTTTAATATTTTTAAATCTTTAGTGCTTAAAAATGTTTCTACTGGAAAGTCGTATCCATATTGGTTACAAATCATTGAAAGGTAAACTGATTTCTTAATGCCATATCCTTTTTTACCTGCAAATATTTCTAACAATAAAGTAGGAGATATTCCTGTGATATAAGCAAGCTGGTGAAGAAGTAATGTCTTACCTTGCTTGTCTTTCAATAAAGGGTTTAATTGCATCATATACTCCTATTGATTTTAATAGTTGGTAATTTTTTTCTGCATCATAAGGGATTTCAGAGCTTTTAGGAAGTTTATGATATGCAAACCTTCTCCAGCTTTCAACTGCTATTGCCGCCGCTATAACTCTATCATCATGCTTACCACTTTCAGCACCAAGATATGCTTCGTCTCTAATAAAGAAACTCATCTCTTCTGCTAAATCTTTGCTTTTAATTTCAAGTAGTCCCATTTCAAACAAGCTTTTATATTGTCCCATAAGTGCTTCCTTTGTATCAGCAGTTGTATGCCAGTGTCTAACATAACTTCTATTAAGTGCATCTGCTCTATAATATAAGTATTCTCTTATGCTTTTTATGTTTGATTTTATCTGCTCTATGTTTATGTCTTTACTATCAAAATTCCATACAATTTCTCCAATGTCATATAGATTGCGTTTCATATTATCGATTTCTTTAATTATCATTCTTCCTGGTCCTTGAACTTCAATATTTACATAAGAGTTTTTATAAAGGCAGGCAAACAATATTACAAGCTTTGCAAACTCTATTACGCCAAGAGAGTTATCAGAAAACTCTGCTACTTGAACAATCTTATCTTTGTATCCTTTCCATATAGAAATAACAGCATTATCACTTTCTGGAGATGAACCATAGCTTGGGTCTGCTCCTATGAAGTAGTTTTCATTTTCTTTAGGATACTCAAATATTTTAAGATTATTGTCAAACTCTGTTCCTTTATCTATGTATATACCATTAGCATTAGCAAATACGTTATAGTAATCAGCAGTAAATTTCTTTTTAAATAACTCTGTAAGTTTTTCATTGCTAAAGTATTTGTATCCTGAAAGTCTAAATGCTTCATCTTCCCAGAATGGTAACTCCTGAAGTGCATAGTTTAAATCTCCTGTAAATGTAGTGGCCACTTCTTTTCTAAACCATGCCATTTGCTCAATGCTTATATCTATGTTATATAACTCTTTTACAAGCTTAATCTTATTTTTTTCTTCTCTTGTTAATGGATAACCATATTCTTTAAACAGTGGATTATTTTTGCTTATCCTGTAATCATCTCTCATATACCAACCAGTAAATATTGTTTTTTGACTTGGGTTCTTCTTTGCTTCTCTCCACCTATCATAAAAGCTGTTAAAACCATTAGCAGTGCTTTCAAGTATGCTCCATCTTGCAGGATTAGTTTTAGATAAGCTTATCATAAGAGATTTTAATACCTCATCGTTTGGGTCATTGACAGAATAAAATGCCGCTTCTGTTGCGTGCAGACATGTTAATGATTGTGAACGTGCTACTGTTTGTCTTGCACTTTCTCTTGATGATACATGCATGAATTGTATTTCTGAACCATTAGAGAAGTGCATCATTTCTCTGTTATCTATCAAACAACTTACTTTCATATTTCTTGGCAATGTAAGATATATGCTTCTAATAATTTCTCTTAACTTTGGTCTTGCCTCATAGCTATGGCATAAAAACCCAAGCTTTATCCCTTTTATCCCCATTACCCAGAATAAATCAAGAGCATGTAAAACAGTTGTTATTCCAAGCTGTCTTCCTTTAAGTATAAGGAACTCTCTTACTTCTGTTTTATTTTCTATCTCTTGAAAGATTTGATTGATAACAAACTTTTGACTGGTAAACCATGAAGAAGGTTTAAATGGAGTTAATCCTTTTTCTCTTGATACTATCTTTAAGTTTTCAGCCCATTGGTAGAAATTAGATAAAACCGAAGACACTCTTATCTCTCCTTTCTATTTTGACATCCTTGTTATTGAACAATAGCTTTGATACTTTTCTTATAGCATTCAAATCATCACAAACATTTATAAGAGCATACAGAAGAATTGTTTTTGCATTATTAGACATATTTAAAAAGTATATCACCCATTCATGCTTAAAGCTTTCTATTGGAACAGATTTTGGTATCCTGATATTTTGAAGTATGAAGTCAAATAGCTTGATTACAATACCATGTCCTTTTAACACAAGAAGCATAAAAAAAAACTCTTTAAACATTTGACTATCAATCTTATTGAGCTTCAGATGAACAAACTGCCCCCATAACTCTTCTGCTATTGCATCAGAAGCATTGCATACTTGAGCTATACCATAAGCATATTCAGGTATCTTCATCTTGACTTCAAGAATAATATTTGTCCTACAATGCTTATAGCAAAGAATATCAATGCATATAACAGACTTTTTTCAGAATAGAAAAGAGTAACTGCGAAGATAAGAAGATTACAAGTTAGAGTAATTATCCATGCAAGTAAACCACTTACAAGTAAGA